GTTGGCGTGTCTGGTATTTCTGCGTCTGGTTGTATATCATCCACATCGTGTGTTGCTCTTTTTACGCTATCTTTACTATGCATCTGCATTTCACAGCACCCATTCATACATTTACTGGTTTTTACACGGTTGAAGAAATACTTATAACATCGTTCAAACAGCAACAAACTCATAATAGTCAACTCAGCAATTGTCATGTTTATGTATATTAATTTAATAATAATTTTTTCATTTTATGGTGCATACTCAAATGTAAATTATGCATTTTTGTTTTATTATGATTTGAACGAGCCGACCGAGTAAATTCAACACCACAAATATTACAAACCACTCTATCTGACCATTTTGTCTTTTCTTTTGTTTCTTCTATAAGTGGATTTGTGATTATCGCTTTACCAACTGGTTTTAATGAATACTTTAAAGCCTCATCATCTACCAAAGTTAACGATTGAGATTTTAATTGTTTTTTCAATTCATCCATTCTATAGTATATCAGATATATTAAAATAATATATCTCATATATCATTTTTTCCCAAAAAATTAAATAATTATATTTACATAAGTATATAAACATGCTTTCATTAACATCAGGATGTGGTAGACCTATAGCAGAAGTAAAAGGCGGAAAAGACGCTAAAAAAATACTCTCAGTTATAGACCCCGATAAATCTGACAATTGTTGTGCTTTGTGCAGTCCTAAATGCAACCGTGCTAAAGTAGAAGAAAGGTGTTGTGATAAATGCAAAAGTTGCTGTAAAAAGAAAGAAGCACCAAAACCAAAAGAAGAAACAATTGGACAATCATATGTATGTGATACTGACGGGCGTTTATCAATCATTCCAAACATCAAAGAAAGAGAAATTACATACATCGCTGGACCATCTGGAAGCGGTAAATCAACCATTGCAAGTAAATATGTTGAAATGTTTAAAGAACTATTCCCCGACAGAGACTTCTTTCTATTCTCTCGTTTGGATAAAGACCCCGCTTTGGATAGACTTAAACCGATGCGGATTATGATTGATGAGAATTTATTAAGAGACCCTATTGACATCCAAACAGAATTATCAAAAGGGGCTATTTTAGTATTCGATGATTGCTCGACTATTCAAAACCCTGCTCTTAAAAGGTATATTGATGGTTTGATGTCTGATATTATGGAAATTGGTCGAAAGTTGAACATTTGGCTTGTCATTACAAATCACTTGGTAATTCCTAATGAAAAGAAAATGGCACGAACAATTATGAATGAAATGCACAGTATGACTGTATTTCCTAAATCTGGCTCTGCTCAACAAATTCGTTATGCACTCAAAACATACTTTGGATTAACAAATAAACAAATTGATGAAATCATTAAAATGCCATCACGATGGATTACAGTTTATAAATCATATCCACAATATGTATTATATGATAAAGGTAGTTTCATTTTGAATTAAGGGGCTGGAAAAGCGGGTTCTGCTGTTGAGTATGAGATACAACCCCCATAAATAAAATATTGCCTGTTTGTTGCTAATGTGGTTGGATAAGTTGCCTTGCAGAATTTCAAACGGAAAACGTCATTAATTTCACAATATAGCGGAGTGAGTGTATTATTTGCCCCGCCCATTTCTAAACTCATCACTACAGTTGCCTGTGTATTTGTTGAAAATGGACGATATGAAAGGGGAAGACTACCACCATCGATATAAATAGGCTGTCCTTCGTTCTGGCTTGGCGATGCTGTCCAATCTGCCCAACTCAAATGAACAATATCGCCGATTTTCTCGATTGTAATAGGGAGGCTTGTTAATCCTGTAAATGACTGATATTGTAGTGTTGTAATACATCCACTCGTATCAATTGGAATATGATACATTTGCTTTGTGTATGTAGACAATGGAACAATAGGGACTGTTGTATCACCTGTTAATTTGATGCTGTCGACAAAAATGTTAATGTTGTTTTCGCTGTTCAAATACGAGATGCTCATTTTTTATATAATAATAAAAAAGATTTATTATTATATGAATTTAATAGTTTCTTAATCTATTTCTCAAATCACTGTGATGTGCAACGGCTCCACCATCATATCCTGCACCCATTGCAGAACGAAATAGAGGGGCTACATCATTCACAGTTTTCATGACACTTGGGGCAACACCAACAACACCACGAATTCCGCTTAATAGTGATTTACCGAACTTTTTAAGTCCTGAAAAGAAATTGCCACCGTTTACATCTTGAATATCATAATAGTCATATCCTTCAAGGGGTTGTGCTTCTAAAATATCATTTGTGGTTAAGTCCCCGATATGCACTGATGCCTGTCCGAGTTTCTCAATTGTAAATGTTCCTTCAGACACAACAACAATATGAAGGGTAGGAATAATATTAACGCCAAAATTGTTTTTAAATGTTGCTTCAATTTGTAAATTGTATTGTCCAACCTTTCCCGCCGCGTCAGTTACGGGGAGACCAATATCACTGCCAAACTCTAAGCACAATACAGACCCGACTGTCTTAATTGAAGGGACATTACCAGCGGTTGCATTCGCTTGAACTCCAAACTGTGCAACTGCATTCGTTCCACCACCTGACCATTCAGTCCAATTCATATCACATCCATTCTTGGAACTAATCAAAAATAGTTGTTCTTTCGTTGCTGAACTCAAAATACCTGTTGTGTTGTTAAACTGAATACTGATCTTTTCTAAACTAAAATAACAGTCAGGAAGTTGGCAACCCGCTGCAGACAAGAGAACTGTATCTTCTGGACGAGCAAAGATATAGAGACGGCGAGGAATGCTATTTAATTGCACATTGTTTGATGTGGCTGACCAATAAGCACCCGCAGCAGTATCAATGCCTGTTGTTGTCAAGTCGTTAATTTGGAAGAAAGGATAACTGAGGCTCTCAAAAGGGGATAATTTCATTGTCTCATGAGGCGTGATGTATGTAAATAATGCTCGGGGTTGTGCTGTTGCTGATGGGAAAGTAAATTGAACCTGAGGGTTTGAAGCAGATTGAAAATTAGACAAAAGTGGGGTAATACTCGTGATTGTGGTATAATTTGTATTACCATTACCCCCATTCATATGCGACCACATACGGTATGCGAAATCATTGAACAAAGATAAATTGATTTGAAGGGTTGAAACGTTAAAAAATCCGCTTGAGTTTTTCTGTCCAAAATAAAAGGGCGATAGAAATAGTGGTTCAGTAATGACGAAATCAACAATGGCTGTAATTTGATCACCAGCATTACCAGCAGTATTTTTGACAATCTGCATTGGAAACGCACCGCGTCCATCTGTTGTATTTTCTCGACTATCTCCAAAAAGTCCAAGGGAATTACATGACATATCCGCAACTGAAGCGTAAGAAGTAGATGCATCATAATAAGTTGGTGTCATTGAATAGTCAGAGTTTTTAAGTTTTGTATCAACATTATAATGCTGAAGGGGATGAACAACAGACCCGAGTTGAGTTGAAACCGATTGATTATTTATTGTGACATTTAGTGTTTGAACTGAACCAGAAAGTGGAAATGCACGCAATGCGTCTCTTCCAGACTGTAGAAGTGTTGTTCCATTTGCAGCACCCTGATTTACAGTTCCAGCAATCACAAGACGAACGGGAAGGCTCACATACACTTTTCTGTCAACAATCACACCACCACTCGGGGGATTGCAATTAAATGTGATACCACTCAGAGATGGATTTTGTGCAGATACTGTGGCATATGTGATTTGTGAACCGCTTTTAAGAATTGCTTGAGTTCTTTGCTGAGTGAGAACTGTTCGGGGGTCTCTGACTTCTACGGGTTTAATGCGTTCTGAGGGCGTAGCCATTTCTTAAATATATATATTATATCTATATTTAAAAAAACATGGCTCACAATTAAATTATATTTTATACAATTTTTTACTCAGAAAGGCAATTTTAACTGATGCCTGTTGATATAGCGAAAGAGTTAATGGATACACATTGCCTAATCTATCAGCCCAATATACACGTAAATCAATTGTTTGCAAAGGATTAGAACTAACCAAATCAATAAGCCTATATTGTGATGATGGATTATAAACGGCAATACTTCTGCTTTCTCCAGCCGTATTGAAGGATAAAACGAAATCAGTAATAATAGGCATCATGACGTTTTGCCCATTGTCTACTGGACCAGAAACTTGAACAAATTCACTCGCAACAGGGATGTTATTTGTTAAAATTAATATTTTTCTCAGTTGGCACCACATCGGAATTACGTTATATTCTTGTGTGAAGCGGTAAAAAATATCGGGACTTGCTACCATCCCAGCATAGGGGGCATATGCATTGTTATCGTAATAAGTTAAAACAAAATCAAAGTCTCTCCCATATGCATTATTATTACCATGCGAATACAACTGAAAGCCGTCTAAAAATGTGGCTAATTCGTTGTTCATAAATATTGTGCTTCCAGAACCCGTAAACGCAGTGGCAATAACAAGAGAAATTAATTGTGTTGTAGGGTCATAATAGAAATATGGCGGTTGAGTTCCACCCCCAGGCTGTGATGCAATACCCCATGCAGACGCTAAAGCGACATTAATCATATCAATTACATGATTAATTGAATACACGTAATAATATGGCGACACTACTTGTTGCGGGTTTGGATTTGGCGGGATTGGTTCATTACTCTGTGGAACATAAACTACATTCACAGGAACAGGAAGATTGCCATTTGTAGGGTCTGTCATACCAATAATCAATGATGAAAGATTAGGGTCATTCTGTCCATTTACAATAGGCATGATGAATAACGGCACCATGTCTAATGGAATATCAAAGCGAATAACACTACAATAATAATCTGAACACTTGGGCAAAATAGGAGTGCTTTTTGTTACATTATAAATGGCTTGTGATGCACCATTTCCGTCTTGCGGGTTATGATTAAATGTTACATTTAAATAGACGTTGTCATTACCACTTTCCATTTTCTATAATATTCAATAATATATTATATTTATGCACTTGTTAAATTTGTCACCATCATATCCCCATCGGTTTTAAACTTGTCAATGAATTCATCAATTGACATATGTTTTAACATTATTCTCACAACACACCAACGTCCGCATGTCTTCGTGTCATCGTCGAGAACTTGTAAACGTTTATCATTGTAATCAATCTTTGAATATGGACATTCGGATAATAGATATGTTAAATGCGGATATGATTGATTTGACACCACACGGAAATGTTGAGGAATAAAATTTAATTCATCATCGGGGAAAAAACCATAACTATCAAAGAACTCAATTGTATTCTCATTACGCTTGAACACACAAACCCAATGCCCATAATTTTGTTTTGATAAATACAGTAGGACTAACGCTTTGTATTTTCCCATTGCGTCATTTATTGTGTTGAATTGTGTGAGTTCGGGGTATGTCATGACATTACATTTGCCATCAAGTAGTTGAAATATTTCTCTGTTTGATAGTGCTATTGATTTATATCGTTCCATAAATATATTATTTAACAACAAATTAAATAATATATTGGTTTATGTTTTGGCAATTTCAGCATCAATCAACTTTTTAAGTTCTTTAATTAAGGCACTTAGTGTTCTCTTCTTTGTGTTCCTTAATACTTCAATCATTTCAGATGTTAAAGGCTCTCCCGTAAATACACGTGAACCGACACCTTCACCTGCGTATAAAATAGATGTAATACGCGTGCGGACTATTTTACTTAAACCTTCACGGGTCATATGTATCCCTTGTCTTGATTTGCTTGTTCCCTTAATATTGCTGTATAACTCATTATGTTGCATCTTTACAGAAATTTGTGTAATTTCTTTGTTGACATCCACTTT